TTTGGCTGCCAATTGAGTGTCTATATCTTCCATCATCTTAGCTGTTATGTTCATCGCAACCACGTCATCCACAACAATACTACGAGTGTTGCTATCTTCCACATCCCTAACAACTGTAAACTCATCTCCGTCACGAGCTGTTACACGCACTATAGTTGAGTTCGTAGGAGTTGGAGCCGCACCTGCTGAGCATATTACTAAGTTATATTGTCCATCTGTTAGCGGGTCTGGGAAATTCACGCCTTGTCCTGTCGTAACCGTGAAGGTCGTGCCCGTACTCGCTGGGGATGGAGCTACTGCTATATTAGTTGATAGCAGATTTTTTACTGGATCTAAATATTCCATTTATTTAATTTTTAACAAAATTTATTCGCCTGACTCTACCTTAGCTTGAATCTGGTGAGTAATTTCTAATTTATTACCATTTTCAACTCCGATAGCAGAAAAGTTTCTATAAGCCAACATCGTGCCTGGTGAGCCAGCTGTTGCACCGTTAAACAAGCCTTCCTCAGTAATAGTTAAATCACCTGAAAAAGTCCATTCGTTAACAATCTGTGCTGTGTCATCTGTCTCGTCTAATGTCTCTAGACTAAGTGTGCCAGGTGCTCTTTCGCCTCCGCTAGTTGTAATTTCTGCGTCTAAGCCAGAAGCTGTGGCTGTACCAGTTCCTAAAGCTAAATACTTAAACTCGTCAACTGCGTTTCCGATTATCATCCCTGCAACAGCTGCAAGCCCTGCTGGGGTAATATCGTTATGAACTATTGGTTCAGTCGTCCAAACACCTGTGATAAATGGAATCTTTAAATCCAACTTGAAAGCAGAACTTAGGAATTCCCAGAACTTATTCTCCCTAAACATTTTCTTAGGGTTACCGTCTTCGTCGTATAGCCTTCTGGTAACTATACCTCTGACTGCGAATTTTTGTGCGTTCTTCATAATATGGTTAAGTAAATTTATTTAATATATTATACCTTATTTTTTACTTCAATCCCACCTTAGCTAATCTCGCCTTAGCCTTTTTAGCACTTTTACGAGCTGTTTCTACGTAGTCTTGGTAATTCTCCAATAACGCCTCTTGTCTAAGCAACTCGTGCTCTGCACGTTCTTTCTCTTGTTTTTTCTTCTTTTTGTTTTCTACGTCCGCCCGAGCTTCTTTGATATTATCCTTCACGACTTCTATCGCAATTTCTCCTGCAAGGCTATCGTTCTCCATCTTCTCTATGTAATCTTGTAAGTATTTTTTAATTTTCATAAGTTTGTCTTTTAGAAATTATAAATCATACCCGTTATCTGTCGTAGAGCGCGGTACGGGTATGGTGTTATCCGCATCTCTATTAAAATCTTTCGCGTACATGAGCTTCTGCTCTAGCTTGTATTGATACATCTGCTCGCTTTCTGTTAGCGCGATTGGTTTATCTCTACTGGTTTTCCACTCTATTACACAAGCGTCAAGCCACAGCGAATGGAAAGTAGTTGGAATCCCGCACTTACTGTTTGAGTCGGGTATGGATAAATCTGTAGTTCCGTTCCAGTTTGTGACTTTATATGGGAGAGAGTAACCCACCCAATGGAGGCCTTGTTCAACGTCCTCTTCTATCTCTCCTGTATATAGAAACAGACTCTTGCGAGCCACGCTGTAATATGCGTTTCCTGCATAATTAGAAAAGGTATCTAAGATAGTCTCCTCATCCGTGGTCATATTATCCTGGGTAGTTTCTCTCAAATCTTTTAACCGAACCCAATCCTCGCCGTTGAGCTTAGCTTCCACAAAATCCATGCGGTTGAGAGAATCATCTGGTAGTGGATATTCACGAGTCACCCCACCAGCTCCCGTAGCTTTAAGCGTGTGATATTCAAAGGTTTTGAAATACCCTTCGTCTACGCTTTCGATAGCTTCCGCTATATCCAACTGTTTATCACGAGCTAAGAGAGTTAGCTTTTCGTCTGAATAGATAGATTCGTTCGTCCTGCATCTATCGTGAAAGCGAGCTTTAAAATCTGATCCTGTCATGTTTTAAATTTTAAAATTATTTCGTCAAAGCCTTTTGGACGTGGTCTGCACGGCTAATTAAGTTAGTCTTCTTTGCTTGCTCCGTAGCTTTGTATTGGCTTTTAATTAATCGCACAATACCTTCTGGCAATTCAATATATTCTTCGACAGGATACTCAAAGTCTTGTCCGTTAATACCGCACAAGTAAGTCTTATCCCCCGAATTTGGGTCTTGGTTAATTATAAACGCCACTTTCTTTTGTTTAGAAAACTCTTCTATAAGTTGTGGGTTTTTAATCTTCCCCTTCCTTGCGTATTGAGCAACCCACTGAGTAGGGTTCTCTGGCCGAGGTGGAGCCTCTGGGTCTGGTGTATCTGGCCTTTGCACGTTGTGAGTGTTCATGTGGCTCGACAACCCAGATTGGTTTTTAAACGTCTTACCACAATAATCACACTTATAAGGGCTGCCTAAATCTTCCCTCATCTTCTGTTTGGTAGAAGCCTCCCCCGCAACCGTCTTAACGTTGGACGCGGTAATTCTTCCTGGAGTTTTACTCATAAAATTTAAAAGAATAAAATTATCTAATACTCTATTATACCAAAAAAAGGAGAGAGTTGCCCCCCTCCCTTTCTGTCGGCGTTACTCTATAGATTAAGAGATACCAGCTGCAACGTCTATTTTACTTGTAAATGTTGCAGTAAGATGTTCTGCGTCTAGATCGTCTGTAGTAGCGTCAAAGTCTGTAGAACCTTCGTCTACTTTCACTTTTACCTCTCCAACCTTAATTTTCCCAGATGGAGTTGCAGGAACTACTTCGTCCCCGTCGTCAGCCACATCGCCCATTTCCAGCTTTACTGTTGTACCATCAAGGTATACAACATAAATCGCTGATTGCGCGTCTGAACTGTCAGCTGCAATGTCATGGTCTGTTGCTGTAAATTCTGTTTCAGCAGAACTTATTTTAGTAATAACCCCGTCCTTCATAACTGAGAATTCAGAAGTTTTTACCTTAGCCTTATCAGAAGAACCTATCGCTACCTCAGGGTTGTCCAAAACTCTGGTTCCACCTGCGGCATTAATGTTCGCAACTATCTCGTTTAAGATAGCTTTTAGGTTTGTGTTATATAACGCGTTTTTGTCTGTGTAAGCCATAAAAATATATAAAAAAATTTAGTTTTTGGGTTTCTTTCAAACCATTGGTTTACCTATAACCCTAGGTAGTTGGTTAGGCCAACCACTCCCAGGAGGATTATATTCCTGATTCTAACCTTCTAATACAAAGTTGGTTCAAAATGACAGCTGTTTTATTTGCTTTCCATCCTGAAGTCGCTCTTTGGTTTAACGGGTCGTTAGTACCAGCAGTACCTACCGCTTTAACTATATTCTCGACAGATGTGCCTGCTATCTTAGTTGTACCGTATGCGTCTTGGCCAAGGAAGATAGTTGAATAAACGTCGGCATTACTTGAGCCTTCGCCTTCAAAAACCTTAGCATTTGAGGTTTCGACAAACCTCACATCGTCGTATTTACCATATTCGCCAGGCATTACGTCAGCGTTGCTCGCGTACTTCTCTATAGGGACGAAATCATTAAGCCCCTTAATCACACGACTTACGTCTGGGTGATTAATTGCTACGTAACAGTCGTTTACAGGTCTTGTTTCGTAACCCATGTGCGGAGAAACCATTCTAGTGATTTTCTGAACGTCGTCACCTTTGAATGAGTCGACAATTCCTGTAATGTCCGCAGCCTCTATTGAGTCGGTAGCAAGAACTTCATCTCTTGCATTTCTGCTTTGTACATAACTCACGTGAGTTCCTGCGTTTATAATATCTCTAGTTACAATATCTAAAGACTTTCCAGCTTGCTCTCCGAGTACTGTTGCTGTTTCTAACAGAACTGGATCCAAAGTCGTCAACACCAACCAGTCTGAAAGAGTGATGTAATCACCGTATTGCAGGACTGTTGCAGTAACGTCTGTGATACTTAAATTAGTACCAGCTGGAGTTATCCCCTCGTTTAGAGGTGTAGTGTTAGGAGATAAAGAATTATATTTCCTAAACTTCGCTACGTTTGTGTTGTTTCTCGGAATGTCCCGAATTTGAGCCCACCTATCGTGAACTAGCAAAGGGAGCAATCTGTCTAACAACGCCCTATCGTACCAGTTATTAACTGCGAAGGGCAAAGTGCTTGTTGTTTCCATAAAGCATTCTTAAAAAAAATTATATAAAAAATACCCAAACGACACAGCTATCTGCGTTTCCGTTCGGGTATTTCCCTAAAAGCAACGTTGTAGTATTAGCTCATTATAACATATCTTAAAGGGTCTCGCACCCCTTAGTCTCTTCTGGCCATGTTCATCGCTGTCGCTAAGAACTCAGCTGGGTCTTTAATGTCGTATGGGTCTCCCAACTCCGAGCTCTTACCTTTACCGCCTTCATCTCTCGCCGCGGCACCTGAGGTATAGGTTTGCTTACTCTCTGTATCTGCCTGGCTTCCCATTTCGGCTCCTTTTTTAATCCAATAATCCTTAGGTACTGCCATGCGAGCAATTGCGTCAACAGTTAGCCCCTTCGCCCCTGGCTTAGCTGCTAGCTCTCGGATTTTACCTTCGAACTCTTTGAAGTCTGAATTCTCTGGCTTACTCATAAACTCGTTTACTTTCTGCTCTCGTTTAAAGGAGTCATACTCGCTCTTACTAACAAACTCGCCTTCTGGCGCGCCTTCCGTTTTCTTTTCTTCAGGCTTGTCTCCTCCCTTATCTGCCGAATCTGCATCTTTATCTCCTCCAGATTCTTCATCATCATCAAAGTCGAAAAAAGGAGTCTCGTCGACGTTCTCTTCGTCTCCTCCTCCTTTTTCCTCAATATTTTCCCCTTCTCCCTGGGGTGGGTTTTGTAAGTTTTTGTCTTCATCTGACATATGGTTTTACCATTTAAAAATTATTTATAACGTTTCGGTCACAGGGTCTCCCTGTGATTCGTAACCCTTTCTTGAGTTAAATATATCCGCCTTCTCTTGTGGCATGTCTATCATGCGTTTTAAATAGAACCTTCTTATGCGCTTCTTTTCCAATTCCTCACTTGATATATCCGAATTAATATCCAAAATCTCCCTATCTAGTGTATCCATCTCTTCTTGTAACTCACCCACCAGCGCACGCCATCCTGCATGAGCTCCTAAAGACATTATATCAAGTTCTGCCTGCTCTGTCTGTGCGAGCACGTCTTGCTCTCTATTCTCCTCCATATTAAGTTGTGCTTGTAGCTCATCCTGAGTAGCCATAGCCTCCTTCATTTTCTATCTTAGCTTGTTGTGCGGGTGTCTGTTCTCCCGACGTTTCCATTTCCGCAGACCGCTTAGCTTGGAATCCAGCTTCTCCTAACCCTCCAGGTTCTCCAGGTTGCAACCCACCTTGGTCTTGCATACCTTGCTCGTGGTTTGGATCTAATTCTGGATTTTGCTTCATTTGTATTAAAGCTTGTAAGTGGGTCATCATATGTACGTTTCTACGTGCATTTGGAGCGAGCTTTCTGTGAATGCGTAAGTGGACCATGTGATTATCGGAGGCGAGCACTTCTGGTAAATCTCCATCTCGTTGTATCATTATATTCTGCCTCTCTGCAACCAATTCATCTAGAGTAGGTGGGAATATAGCCTCCATCTCTTTCTCATCTATCGTTGCGGCATCTGCAAACTTCTTAGTCATCATTCTCCTATCGAAGTCTGGAGAGTCTCCAGCAATATTCATGAGTTGTATGTACTTGCTCATCTTCTTTTGTTTCTTTGCTTCATCTATTACCGTTGAGTTTACCTGTACGTCTGGGTGGGTTGTAGCGTCCCCAATAAAGTCTTTTCTCGAGACTGTGTAGAATTCTTCTTCAAACTCTCCCGAGATGCGCATTGTCTTCTCGTCTATTTTATCTTTGAAATGTTGGTCGTATAGGTTGTACCACTGTTTCCAGAACTTCTTCTCTCCAATTAATAAATTCTTCATCATTAAAGAATATCTTGTATCGGCTTTCTGGGCCACTAAGTTCAATTCTCCTACAGTTCGTTCTTGGCCTGCCAAAACCCCCTGTTGCATTTCCGCAGAAGCAGTTGCCCGTTGAGAGGCGGAGTCTAGGTATTGCAAGATATAATTCGTCATCTGCATGTTTGGAGAGTATTGGTTCATCGGTAGCACCGCGTCTCGGGGACTTCCAGGCACCCCAGTAAATTTATTGAACCCAAACGCTAAGTCTTTTCTATTACGAATTAAATTACTGTTATAAACGTAATGTGGATATTGCTGGCTTTTCACAACTGTTGCGGCCAAGTTGATAATTTCGCTCCTCATTCGTTGCTTGTCGCCCACCATATCTGGTATAGATGCACCTTTATATTGATGCGCTGTACGACTAATTTTCTTGTCTATATAACCCCATGTAAGGTTGGATTTCATCTCTTTAAATCTCACCAGTCGTTTCAAATCGTTCGTCCAAGAGGTGAGTACGCGCTTACCTCCGAACCAAGTCCTCCAATGCACGACGTGGATTTTTTCGTTATCTCCCATATCTTTACCCTTATCTTCTTGTGGCTCGTTTTTACCTTGAGCTTCCGTCCTTGCTTTAGCCGCTTGTTTTGGTAGTTCGTTAAAATCCAAACCACCTTTAACCTTCTTTGTATTTTCGTAAGGGCCATCTGGGTCTTCCAATTCACGGCGAGTTAAAACCACCTCTTCTCCAACGTAGTTTCCTTTATCTATCTCCGAGGGTGTCATTGGGTCGTATAGAAACGAAAACGGGTCTACGAGACGTGGTTTGGGTGTTTTCATCTTTCTATCAAAGTAAGTAAACTCTACGAGCCCATATCCAAAAAAGCATGTATCAAACAACCAATCCAAATCTAATATATCCTTCTCCATTTCTTCGTAGTCGAATTCCGTAAGTAAGTTCAAATTTTTCGCAATGTTTCTACTCGAGCCTCTTCTCTCTCCCCATTTAATTTCGGGAATATCGGAATACATGGACGCATGAATAGTGTTCATAACTGTATATAAAATCGGGTCTCCAACTTTCTCTGGGTCTCTCTTTTCGTTCAAATACAGCTTTAAATTCTTATAGCTCTGCATGTGAAACGGCTGGATCCAATCTTTACAGCGTTTATATTCGTATTGCACTTGCTGCTCTAATTTCTTTCTATCCTTGGCAGATAGGCCGAAACTTACAGGCTCCATATCCTGCTCGTCATAAAAAGTCTCTTCTTGGGATTCTTTTTCGTTAGTCATCTTTTTCAGAGTTTACAAATAATTTGTTTAAATCCACCTTGCCTCCTGCCATCTCTTCGGTTAGCCCGAAGCTGCCTGATAGGTTCAAGCCCTCTTCATAACGTACGATAGAGGACTTAGAGGTAATTACTTGATAAGGAGCTCCGTCCTTTTTTTTAATAATCAGCTCTCCAAAGTCGAAATCCCTTAACTTACCCACAACCGCAGCCTCAAAGGGAGTTAGAATAACTGCAATCTTTTTAATAGGTTTTGCGTTTTTCGATTTTTTCTCCATACACTATTATACTATATTAGTAAGGGTCATTGCTAATGTTATCTTGGAAGCTATTCTCCCCTCGGTCGGTATAGTTAGGAATTAACCTAGGTTCTTCAAGTAAAACCCTACCTATAGCTTCGATAAAATGGTCGTTCTTATCTTCTGGTTTTGGATTCAACCCCCTGGACTCCGCCGTCTTACCTGTATATTCTTGCCATTGCCAATGCAACATCTCCCAAATCGCCCTCTCGCAATTGCTAAAGAAAAACAACTCGGGTTTAACAGGCATCTCCGCACCTGCAATCTTGTAGTGCAGTGCATCTTCAATCTTGCGAATTGCGTCTGTACGGCGCTTGCTCCCTGGTTCAAAGTTCAAACCATAATCGCGAGATAATTCCTGGGCGAAACTCATGCCCGTACGCTTGTCTTCTATAAACGCCGAGGGGTCTATCAAATACTGCTCTGTACGATATTTAGAATCTATCTGCTTAAATCTAGCCACCAGCTCCTTTAAAGGCGCGTTTGTCCATAACTCATCCACAACATACTTACGACCTCCGCTGTCGACAGCAATCCATACAATCGCCTCGTTCGTACGAGGGTGAGTGTCCCAACTCACAGAAACACTATAATCTTCACGATTGAGCTCGAAAGGAGGCATCACATGCACATCCTGGCTGAACTCCTTAAACACCAAACCCACCAAATGCTGGAATTTACCAAATACTCGGCTGGTCATGTCCGCGTCCTTATACTGAGTGATCATCTTTACAATCGTCTCGTGCTCTAGAAAACCGCGCTTGCCGTGGATAATACACGCGTCCTCAACTTCCGCCTCCATGAAAAATCTGTACTGCTCCTCCGCACGAGGATTGGCAACTATCTCGTCGTACATCCAAGCACTACCCATCAATGGAGTGGCGAAGATGCCACAAATCCCTCCCTTACGCAATCTAGCGATGGAGGCCTTGTATATAGCCTCGGGAGGAGGCTCGTCAAAAAATACCCACCCCAAAGTGCTACTCTCAAATTCCTTCGGGTCTTGGTCGTAAGTCATTAAGTCAAAATCCCAGCCGCTGTCCATCTTCCAATACGCAGGGTAGTTCTTAGAACGGTTCCAGGTCTTGTACCTCCCATTAGGAAGCCACTCCTCGAGTGCGGGAACTATCGTCTCGCGTATCGTGGTGGGATCAGAAACTATCCTACCTCGCTTGGGATAAGGCCAATCCAAAAGCAAAGGCTGCTGGAAGAATTTGTTGCCTACAGGGAAACATAAGTGCGCGACGAGGTTGGCTAAAGCGGTGGTTTTGCCCACGCCGTTAGCAGCTAACAATGCGCCGACCATATAGTCGCCCGTCAAGAGCTTGTCAAGGAAAGCCTCAATCTTGCCGATTGGCTTGAAGAAGCGGTACTTCTCGTTCTCGAGGCGATACTGGAGCTCTTTTTTTAAGGCTTGCTTTCGGGCCCTCTCAGCCTCTGTCAGTTGTTGTGTCATATGTCGTGATTTTTTCTAATTAGGTGGTATATTATATCATGAATATATGAGTAACATATGTACTCAGGTGTTTGGTTTTTTTTGGGGAACTGAGTCGGATGTAATATATAAGACCTGCCCCCACGCACGGGCTTTTTGTG